GACAGGGACGCTCTTTCAAGAGACTGAATGAACTCTTTGCTATGACTGGTCAGGTTGGTTTCCTTGCTTCGCAGCGTTTGGACGGCAAGCTGATTCTTCCGGAAGCAATCAAGACACTCACCATTAAGAAAGCGTGATGCTATGATTACGCTGAAAGAGGCGAAAAACTATCTGAGAGTGGATTATGAAGAGGACGATAGTCTGATTCAGAATCTGCTTTCCACAGCAAAAAATCTGGTAATGGACGTTGGCAGGTTAGATGAGGAAAATTTTACAGAAAATGAAGATACCGTGCGGACTGCGATGCTTTTCGCACTTGGGTATCTTTATGAAAGTCGAAGTAATCCCGATTATCAAAAGCTAACGTTGAATCTCAGGTCGATTTTATTTGCACAGAGAGAGGGTGTGATTTGATGGAAATTGGAACACTCAATCAGAGAATCGCCTTTCTGGAAAATCGTGTTGTTACCGATGAAATCGGCAATCACACCGCTGTGTGGGACGAAGCTTTTTCCTGCTGGGCAAAAGTGACTTTGAAAGCTTCTTCGGAGCATACGGACGCTGGTGTGACCAAAGAAACACAAACACTGGAATTCCTCATTCGGCAAAACCAGCACTGGATGCCGTCTGTAACAGGCAACCTAATCTTGTTTCGGGATGTCACATACAACATCACCAGTGTTACACCGGATTATCTGCACAAGGATTATCTGAAAATTACTGCAGAAGCCAGAAAGGCAGGGCAAAATGACCAGTATTGACGATCTTGCGGAGGAAATCATGCAGGGCTTGCAGGAATATGCAGACCTTGCGAATACCGCTATGAAAAAAGCAGTTCGGAAGTCTGCAACGCAAGTGAAAAATGAGATCTCTGCCAACGCTCCGGCAGACACGGGAAAGTATGCGAAAAGCTGGACAACGAAAAAGACTGGTGAAAACAGTCACTCTTTGGAGATGACAGTACATTCTAAAAACAGATATCAACTGGCACATCTTCTGGAAAAGGGGCATGCCAAGCGTGGCGGTGGTCGTGTATCCGGTAGACCGCATATTGCCCCTGCGGAAGAAAACGGTGTGCAGTTGTTGGAGCATTTGATCGAGGGGGCGTTGTCATGACCTACGAACAGATCGCAGAAATGATGGAAGAGATGGGACTACCTTTCGCCTACCATCATTTTGCCGAGGGTGAAAGTCCCGCACCGCCTTTTTTGCTGTTTCTCTCTCCCGGAGAGAGTCCATTTTCTGCAGATAATGTGGCATATTTCAGTTGCAAACAGCTGGACATTGAATTGTACACAGACAAAAAGCAGCCGGAATTGGAAGAACAGGTGGAGTCAGTGCTTTCCCAGCACGAGATTTATTATACAAAAACAGAAACATTCATTGATTCGGAAGAATTGTATGAAGTACTCTATGAGATGGATGCCTGAGTCCGAGGCAGGATGCTGCACGAGGACGAATGGTATGCCGACATTAGATTTTAGGAGGCTGGTATATATATGGCAATGGAGAAGAACAAGGTAAAATTCGGTCTGAACAAAGTTCACTATGCAAAAATCACTTCTTATGACGAAGAGGGTGTGCCGACTTTTGCAAAGCCAGTTCGCATTCCCGGTGCAGTGTCGCTGTCTATCGATGCAGAAGGTGAAGCATCCAATTTTTACGCTGACGATGGTGTGTACTATGTGATCAACAATAACTCCGGTTACACTGGAGATCTTGAAATCGCACTGGTTCCGCTTGAGTTTGCGACAGACATTCTCGGTGAGAAACTGGACGAAAAGGGCGTTCTCACGGAAACCAATACCGCAGAAGTATCGCAGTTTGCACTGCTGTTTGAATTCAGCGGCGATAAGAATAAAATTCGGCACTGTCTGTTCTGCTGCTCTGCCTCTCGTCCGGCAACAGAATCCAGCACCATTGAGGACGAAAAGGAAGTTAAAACGGAAACGCTGTCTTTGACTGCAACGGCATTGAACAGTGGTTTGGTAAAAACTAAAACCTGTGAGAAAACGGATGCCGAGGTTTATGAGAGCTGGTACAAGGCGGTATATATGCCCAATCTGGCTGCCGCTGTACAGAGTGGTAAGGCATCCGCAGCATCCGTGAAAGCGTAAGGAGGGTGCAGTATGGCAATTCAGAAGAACATCACCATTGACGGCATTGATGTGCCGTTTAAGGCAAGTGCAGCAGTTCCCAGACTGTATCGTCTGAAATTTCGCAGAGATATTTATCAGGATTTTGCAGCACTGCAAAAGTCTGTGGGAGAAAATACAGAGGAATCCTCCGCACTGGACATTGAAAGCCTTGAGGTATTTGAAAACATCGCATACATTATGGCAAAACACGCCGATGCAGCCATTCCGGCATCGCCGGACGAGTGGCTGGAGCAGTTTAACACGTTCAGCATCTATGAGATCTTGCCGCAGTTGATCGATCTCTGGGGTTTGAACGTAGAAACACAGATCCAGTCTAAAAAAAACATCGCCCGATTGACCGACCGATGACCACACCGCTGTTTTTGTTGCGATGCGTTCAGCTTGGTTTGTCAATGGGCGATTTGGATTTTTTGACCATTGGTTTGGTGAATGATATGTTCACCGAACGGGAGAATGACGAATACAAATATCATATGTTAGCGGATCAGAGTGACTTCGATAAATTTTGATAAGGGGGTGAGATTGTATGGCTAATAGAATCAAGGGCATCACTGTAGAAATCGGCGGTGATACCACCAAGCTGTCCAAAGCACTGGAAGGTGTCAACAAGGACATCAAGGGCACGCAGACGCAGCTGAAAGATGTCCAGAAACTGCTGAAGCTTGATCCCACCAACACGGAACTCCTATCCCAGAAGCATAAGCTCCTCGCCGATGCGGTATCTGCCACCAAAGAAAAGCTGGAAGTGCTGAAAACTGCCGCAGAACAGGCAAATACGGCTCTTGCAAATGGTGAGATTTCACAGCATCAGTATGATGCTCTACAGCGTGAAATCATCGAAACCGAAAACGAACTGAAACGCCTGACTACAGAAGCAAACAATTCTCACACCGCCTTGGAAAAGATGGGTGTTCTGGGTGAAACACTGCAGTCCGCCGGAGACAAGATTTCCGGTGTTGGACAAAAGCTGCTGCCCGTCACTGCCGGAGTCACAGCTCTGGGAACCATTGCCGTGAAAACCGGTGCGGATTTCGATTCTGCCATGTCAAAGGTGGCAGCGGTGTCCGGTGCCACCGGTTCAGAGATGGATGCTCTCCGGGAAAAGGCTCGTGAAATGGGCAGTAAAACGAAGTTCTCTGCAAGTGAGGCTGCGGATGCTATGAACTACATGGCGATGGCAGGCTGGAAAACCAACGATATGCTCAGCGGTATCGAAGGCATCATGAATCTTGCTGCCGCTTCCGGGGAAGACTTGGCATCTACTTCGGACATTGTCACGGATGCTCTGACCGCTTTCGGTTTGTCTGCTTCGGACAGCGGACACTTTGCAGATATTCTGGCAGCCGCAAGTTCCAACGCTAATACCAACGTCAGCATGATGGGAGAAACTTTCAAGTATGCCGCTCCGGTACTGGGTTCCTTGGGATACTCCGCCGAAGACTCTGCCATTGCCATCGGACTGATGGCGAACGCCGGTATCAAATCCTCACAGGCTGGTACAGCACTGCGTTCCGCTATCACCAATCTGGCAAAGCCGACAGGCACGGTAGCATCTGCCATGGAACAGTACGGCATTTCTCTGACGGATAGTTCCGGCAAGATGTACTCTTTACGAGAACTTATGGAACAACTCCGTCAGAAATTGGGCGGACTTTCTGAGGCAGAACAGGCACAGGCTGCTGCCTCGCTGTTTGGCAAAGAGGCCATGTCCGGTATGCTGGCAATCATCAACGGTTCCCCGGCGGACTTTGAAAAACTGTCCAATGCCATTGATACCTGTTCAGATACAGTAGACGGCTACAATGGCACGACTGAAAAAATGGCGGCTGTCATGCAGGATAACCTTGCCGGACAAGTGACCATCTTGAAGTCCCAGCTGGAAGAGTTGGCGATTTCCTTTTCTGATATTCTGATGCCCACCATTCGTTCTGTGGTTTCCCGTATACAGGACTTGGTGGACAAGCTGAACCAGTTAGACCCACAGACCAAAGAAACCATTGCGAAAATTGCACTGGTGGCTGCTGCTCTGGGGCCGATGCTGGTGGTGCTGGGAAAAACCATCTCCAGCGTGGGAACGGTCTTTTCTGCCATTTCCAAGCTGCCTGCCCTGTTCTCTGCTGTGCAAAGTGGGATCGGGGCTGTAACGGGAGCGTTGGGCGTTTCGCTGGGTCCGCTGCTCGCCATTATCGCAGCTATTGCTGCTTTGGTGGCTGCCTTTGTGCATCTCTGGAAAACCAATGACGAATTTAAAAACAATATCATCGCCATCTGGGAGCAAATCAAAAACACCTTTACCGGATTGACACAGGGCATCACTGACCGGCTAAATGCTCTGGGATTCGACTTTGAGAGTTTCACCGATGTGCTGAAAGCAGCGCGGGACGGGCTGTGCAATCTGCTGGCTCCCATTTTTGAAGGCGTTTTTCAGAATATCTCCAATATTTTCTCTGGATTTGCAGATATTCTCTTAAATTCACTTGATGTACTGATTGGTCTGTTCACTGGTGACTGGGAGCAATGCTGGGACGGCATCAAGGAAATTTTTACCTCTATCTGGAATTTCATTGTCAACTCGTTCCGCAATATTATGAATACCCTGAAAGGCATTGCAGATGTGGTACTGGGGTGGTTCGGAACAAGCTGGAATGAAGTCTGGACTTCCATCAAAACATTTTTCGTAGATACATGGAACAGCATTGCTTCCTTCTTCACGGGAATCGTTACCGGAATCCGGGACTTTTTCGTCAACACCTGGACGTCCATTTCCAATACCTTTACCGCCATTGTCACTGCCATTCAGACGGTAGCAACGACCGTATTTACGGCAATTCGGGACTTCTTCACCACCATTTTTACAGCGATCTACAACTTTTTCAGCACGATTTTCAATGCCATTTACAATGTGGTTTCTACGGTTTTTCAGGCAATTTATAACGTCATTACGACCGTTTGGAATGCCATTTACACCACCTTAGAACCGCTGATCACGGCATTTGGTTATCTATTTCAGACGATTTTTGAAGCCATTCAGATCATTGTGGGCAGAGTGATGGACTGGATCTCGGAGAAGATCAGTGCCATTTGGAATGCAATCGTGGCGTTTTTAACGCCCATTTTAGAGGGCATCCGAACGACCTTTGAAACCATCTGGAATGCCATTTCTACTACAATTTCCACGGTCTTGACAGCAATTCAAGATGTGGTGACTACGGTTTGGAATGCTGTATCTGGTTTCATTTCGTCTGTCTTGTCTGCAATCTGGAATGTGGTTTCTTCCATCTGGAACAGCATCTCCGGCACGATTTCCAGTGTGATGAATGCCATTTTTTCTGTGGTATCCTCCATCTGGAATCGGATTTCTTCTGCGGTTTCCAATGTTCTGAACGCCATCCGGTCGGTGGTATCTAACATCTGGAACAGCATCAAGAGCACCGTTTCCAACGTGATGCAGAGCATTTCTTCTACGGTGTCCAGCATCTGGGACAACATTTGTTCTGCGGTTTCCGACAAAATCAGCGGCATCCAGTCCACCATTCAGAATGGATTCGATGCCGCTGTGGGATATATCAAGGGACTGGCTTCCGATGCCTGGAACTGGGGACGGGACATCATTCAGGGAATCATTGATGGCATTCAGAGTGCCATCGGCTGGCTGGCGGACTGCGTCACCAATGTTGCCGATACCATTCGGGATTTCCTGCACTTCTCCGTCCCGGACAAAGGACCGCTGACGGACTACGAGAGCTGGATGCCGGACTTTATGAAAGGACTGGCAAACGGCATCGACAAAAGCAAGAAGTATGTGGAAAAAGCGGTAGGTGGTGTGGCGAAAGCCATGCAGCTGACCATGGATTCTGATTTGAATTACAGCTTGCATGGAATCTCCGGTGCGATAGTCGGCGGCAGTTCCGGCGGCACGGTCAACAATTACTATAATAACGACAACAGTTGCACAGTGAACCAGACCAACAATAGCCCAAAATCACTGTCACGGCTGGAGATTTATCGGTTGACGAGGAATGCACTGAATATTTAAAAAGGAGCGATTTGAGTCGCTCCTTTTTCTCGGTAAATCAGAATTTACAGTGCAGAACTGTTTATCCCGTCAAAAGCAAATTCTTTCGATTCATCATCATAAATAAATATCAATTCTAATCCCAAATAATCGTCTGGATATCCAAGATCAGTTCCAAGCAGTGCTGTTTCAATCGAAAGAATATCATCTTCAAATGATACTGACCTAATATACCACTCACCTGTAAGCACTGATCGTTTCGGGAACATTCCCTCTTCATCATTACACAGATCATCATTGTTGATATAATCCCGTATTTCATCTTCAGAAATCTGCAATAAAGTTCTTTGGCTATTTTCAAATAAGGTCTTTGAAACCGAGGATGTGAAAAAATACTGCGGTTCTAATTGATTTTCATAGTTAGAAAACAGGTTATCCGGATTTGGTTTGGATAAACGTATCATTTTTAAATTCATAAGCCACAACTCCTCTAAATTCCGATTTTGCGTAGCGAACCTACGTCTCTGTTGTTTTCATTATACATCATCAAACCCAAAATGTAAAGGGGGTGCAGCCCATGTATTTCACCCTTATTCTCGAAAACGAATCCGGCGAACAAGTGAATCTGTCCGCCACCGCCAACCAATACATGCCCTCCAAAATCGAAGGTCTAAATCCACCTGCCGGGACGATTTCCACCTCTTCTTACGCTGGCATGAACGGCAGCTACCTCAACAATGCCTTCATCGAAAAGCGAAACGTGGTCATCTCCTTTGCCATGCGTGGCATTGGGATCGAGAAACGGCGGCATCGGCTGTATCATGTGGTCAAGCCGTCCCGATACATCAAGATCTGGTACAAGACGGCGAACATGGATGTCTATGCTGAGGGGTATGTAGAAACCTGCGAGGTAGAGCATTTCGAGCAGCAGATCAGCGGGCAGATCTCCATTCTCTGTCCGGATATTTACTGGTACAGCCGGGATATTTTCTATGCCTACTACAGCGGCGTGATCGGAGCATTTCACTTTCCTTTTCCGGAGAGCGATGCTCCGTTTCCTTTGGGCGTGTACTCCAACAGCAATCTGTTCTCTATCACCAATGATGGCGATGAAACCGGTTTCACGATGCGAATCGAGGCACTGCCCAGCGACATTCCGCAGGAAGTGGTGGCTGTGACACCGACCATCTACAACGAAAACGGCGAGTATCTGCAAATCAAAGGCGATATTCTGACCGGTGATGTCATTACGGTTACCACGAAAACCGGAAACAAGACCGTCACGCTGACACGCAATGGCGTAGACAGCAATATCCTGAACCGGCTGGTTTCCGGTTCGACTTGGCTGACCTTGAAGGAAGGCACAAATATCTTTCGGGTCGAGGCAGTTCGTGGGGTGAAAAAGCTGCGAGTGACTTTGATGCACCGCAATTCTTATCTGGGAGTGTGAGAAATGCAGTTGGAAATTTACAGCTTGACGGCTCTGAAAGACCAGATTTCTGTGTCACTGGAAGCCATCTGCGACAGTTATTCTTCGCTCTTATGGGACATTGAGTTCTACCAGTGCGGCTGCTTTGAGGTGTATATCGCTGCTAGTCCGCAGAATGTATCCATCTTTCAGCGTGGCAGAATTGTGGCGAGGAGTGATGATGCACAGCACTTCGGCATCATTGAGTCCCTGCAATTGGAAACCGATGCCGAGAAAGGCGATTATCTGACAGTCACCGGACGGTTTATTGCCTGTCTGCTGGAACGAAGAATCATCTATCCCACCATCACCGCAAACGGCAGCTATGAGGACATCGTCCGCAAGGTGCTGTCCCGCAATGTCATCTCCGCCGGAATCCGCAATCTGCCCGGCTTTTCCATGGGAACAGTATCCGGTGACTGCTGGCAGAACACCGCACGAATGCAGGTCAGCTATGACAACATCTTAGAATGGCTGTACAGCCTTTGTGAAACCATCGGCGGTTCGGCAAATGTGCGGCTGAATGGAAATGCCCTAAAATGCGACCTGTTTTCCGGAACAGACCGCAGTTTGTTGCAGGACGACAATCCCCACATTGTATTCTCCGATGCGTACAACAATCTGCTGTCATTCTCCTATGCGGCAGACGATGCGGTGCAGAAAAACTTCGCCTATGTGCTGGGCTGCGGCGAAGGAAACGCCAGAAAGCGAACCACCTTCTGTTCCGGTGCAGAACCGACCTATCTTGACCGATATGAGGTGTATGTAGACGAGCGAAACACCACACAGGAAGAAGATGTGACGGATGCGGAATATCTGGAAATCTTGAAAAGCAGCGGTGCGGAACATCTGGTGCAGCCAAAAACGGCATCGGAATCCGCCATCGCTGCTTTTTCGACCCAGTATCAGTACAACAAGGATTATTTTGTGGGCGACTATGTAACCATGGAACAAAAACGCTTTGGTTTGATTCAACCCAGAATCCAGCTGATCGGCATGGTGGAGAGTTTCGACCAGAACGGCAGAAGTCTGACCCCGACTTTCAAAGAAACGGAGTGATATTCATATGTCTTTTTCCTATGGATTTTTTAACGCACAAAACCTTGACCGGGTGTATACCGCAGAGGATTTCACCGCATATCTGTCCAGCCTGATTTGCAATGGGATTCTGGATACATACCGGCAGTGCTTTGCACCAACAATTAAAAATTTATCCGTTACATTCGGCACGGGCAAGGCGTGGATCGATGGACACTATTTTATCAGTGATACCCTGCATACCATCGACCTTTCTTCTTATGTAGATGAATCTCTGAATCGTTATGTAGCGATCGGAATCTACTGTGATCGTTCCACTCGTACCTGTGGGATTCGTGTTCTGGCAGGTACAGCAGCCACCAGTCCAACCATTCCTGCTTTCACTAACAACAATGTGACGACTTATCTGACTTTAGCAGTTGTAAGACTTCGTGCCGGAACGACAAGCATTCTGGATTCCGATCTGACAGACTGCCGTGCGGACGAGAGCAAATGCGGTTACTGCAAGTGTATTCTTGGTAAGTGCAGAGTGACGGAAATGCTTGCCGAAATGGCAAAGACAAATGCCACACTGGACGAACTGCAAAAGCGGCTGGATGCGATGAACAGTCAGATTTCCGAACTGCAGACCAAGGTGGATGACTTAATCGGCGGTGATATTCTAAAAAGCGGACAATGCGGAGAAAACGTCTACTATATCCTTTATGCAAACGGGAAATTGCTTTTGCGTGGAACGGGTGCAACCTACGACTATACTTCTCATGATTCTGTGTTCTATCAAAACAACCAGATCAAGGAGATCGTGCTTAGCAATGGCATTACCGGCTTGGGCGATCGTCTGTTCTATCATTGTGCCAATGCGAAAACGGTATCTCTGCCGGCTACACTGACCAGCATTGGGGATGCCGCTTTTGCACAGGAAGATGCTGCAATCGGCTATACCGCCGGTCTGACTTCCGTTACCATTCCGCAGGCAGTTACTGCGATTCAGTCGTTTGCATTTCAGCACACTGCCATTGCAGAAGTTACTGTGCCTGCCAGCGTGAAAACATGGGGAAAGTATGTTTTCAGCGACTGTACAAAACTGAAGACTGCCCGTATTGCGTGTGATTCCATTGGCTCTTTTGCGTTTACAAGATGTACAGCATTGTCCAACCTTACCATTTCTGCGAATTGCAGAACCTTTGGGGAAAATATGCTGACATACTGTGAAAGTCTAACAGCCATCACATATGAAGGAACGATCGCTCAGTGGAACGCCATCACCAAACCAGTCAACTGGATGTCTTCCGGAGAACATTCCTACAACAATTATCTGAAAAAGATCCAGTGTGTAGATGGCTATCTGGAGTATGATACGGAAACCCATACATGGAATGAGGTGAAAAACGGATGATGAAATTTTTAGTGAAACAGCAAAAAATCGAAGTGCTGGAACGAGAGGTTCTTGCTTCTGACCAGATTGCATTTGTTTTGGTGAAGTTCGTGTTCGATGGGGCTTGGAAAACGCTGCACAAGGTGGTGCAGTTCACGCAGTGCGAAGAAACATACAACTTGGTGCTTGGCACAGAGGGAACGACCTGCTTGCTGCCTGCCGAACTGCATCCCGGTACAGTGAAGATGAGTTTGTTTGGCTACGATGCAGAAAGCGATACTACACTGCGTGCGACAACGGTACCGGTAACTCTTCACATTCGACCGTCTGGTTTTATTGCAGATGGGGATACGTCAATTCCGCCGACGCCGGATCTGTATACGCAGCTTTTGAAAAAGCTCTCAGAGATGCAAACCGGAGCAAACGGAAAAGACGGTCGTTCTGCTTATGAGATTGCCATAGAAAATGGTTTTGTGGGAACAGTTGCAGAATGGCTGGAAAGTTTGAAAGGCAGGAACGGTATTGATGGCAAGGACGGAAAAGATGGTTTGCCCGGTAAGGATGGCACAAATGGAAAAGATGGCTTACCGGGGAAAGATGGTAGAGATGGGCGTGACGGAAAGGATGGCGTTTCTCCGGATTTGACAAATTATCCGGATACTGACGCTGTAAAAGCACTGATTCAAGCTGCTGTTCAGCCGCTTTTACAGCAGGCACACATTCATAAAAATCTGGATGTTTTAGATGATTTGACGGCAAATGAACTTTCCTTGCTGCGTGCTCTTCAGGAATTCGAGGATGATACAACTTACAATATCCAAACATTCCGGGAAGCCATTGCAGCACTGAATGAAAAGGCACATACCCACGAAAATCAATCTGCATTGGATCAGATCACTGCTGCAAAAATCGCACAATGGGATGGTTTCGGCACACAAATCAATGGGCTTAGTACAAAGGTTACGGTCTATTCAGAAAAGACAGAACGTACTTTGGAGAGCCTGCAAAAGCAAATCGACAACCTGACAAGCGGCAGAAATTACACCATTCTATTTCAGTCCGGACAGGATGCCATTTCGACCTATGCATCAAATCTCAGCATGATTCTGGACGGCGGGTATCAGACCATGAAGGATTTTCTGGCTGCCTATCCGCAGTTTTGCAGTGCAGAAAATGATTTCGTGCTGTCCTACTCGCAGGAGTGCTTCAACTGGGATAAATCGGTCTTGACCGTTTGTGCAAAGCCTCTGTCCTTGACGAAAAAAGCTGAAATCGTGATGTCCTATCAGTCGGGTTCAAGTGAAGCCGGAAGGCTGTATCTGGTGCAAAAGCCGCAGAAGATCGACATTCCTATTGGCGTGTATGTGAATACAGAGATCGATGCAAATCGTGCGGTTTCTCTGCATTTCCAATGGCTGCAGTCGGACAACTTTATCACCACCATCACAGAATGCACCGGCATTTCTGACGGCGAATATTACCTTGCCTGGGTGGGCAGAAGCAACAATTCTCATCCGAAAATCCGATTCCTGAAAGTACTGGAGGACTAAAAATATGATGAAAGATACCATTTGTGTGGCTGTCGGCTTGGTCGGCGGCTTTTTTACTGCCATTTTTGGCGGCTGGGACTCCGCTTTGGTGACACTGGTCGTCTTTATGGCAATCGACTTTTTCACCGGCATCATCATCGCTATGATGAAAAAATCCAAACACACGGAAAGCGGCGGACTTTCTTCCAAAGCCGGCTGGTTCGGTCTGGCGAAAAAGGTTTGCACCTTGATGCTGATCGTCGTTGCAGTTCGGATGGATATTCTGCTGAATACCAACTACATCCGAGATGCAGTCTGCATCAGCTTTTGCCTGAATGAACTGCTTTCCATTGTGGAAAATACAAGTTTAATTGGGATCCCGTATCCGCCTGCAATCAAAAAAGCAATTGATGTTCTGCAAACGAAAATCGGCAGAACAGAAGAAACGACCGACAAGGAGGATAAGTAATATGGCGATTTTAAGACCAGATGCAACAACGACTCTGAACGGAGTAAAAATCAACGAGTATTTACTCACCAAACACAATCCCAACCACATCGATATGCCCTCTGTTTCCATGGCGGGGAAAATCATCGGTGTGACCGTCCATAACACAGACTGGATCACAGTAGCAAGCGGCACGACCCCTGCGGAACAGTACACAAGGGCAACCGTCAATAACAACATGAAGGATGTGCGTGTCCATTATTATGTGGATAACGTATGTGCATGGCAGAATCTGCCCCACAGCCTGAGCGGCTGGCACGCCGCTGATGGTTCTGGGAACGGCAACAGAAGAACCATCGCCATCGAGTGTATTATGTCCTCTGCGTACAATTCTACGGATAAGAAGTCGGAAGATAATGCAGCGAAATTGGCAGCAGCCCTTCTGAAACAGTATGGACTGGACATCAGCCACCTCTACACCCATACCCACTGGCTCAATGTTCGTGACGGACGAAACGGAACGATTGACCAGTTGAACACCATGTACAATCGGTACAAGATGTGTCCTGCGTACATTTTGCCCCATTGGGCGGAGTTCAAGAAAAAGGTACAGTCTTATTTGAATGCTGGAACTCCCACTATTTCTGCACCTTCTACAAAGCAGCTTTACCGTGTGAGAAAGTCTTGGGCAGATGCGAAGTCGCAGCTGGGGGCGTATTCTTCCTTAGAAAATGCGAAAAAAGCTTGCAAGGTCGGATATTCTGTATTTGATGCCAATGGAAATGTAGTCTACGCCAATGGCAGCCAGTTCACCAAGGGACAGAAGGTTGCCATTCGTGCCAACACGCCGCTGTTCGCCAGTGCAGAAACTACATCTGTAACCAGAAGAATCAGAGGTACTTATTATCTGTATGATGGTATTGCCTGCAAGAACGGTCGTTATCGGATCACCACAAAGCCAGAGTTCTGCGGAAAGACACCGGTGGGACAGTATGTGACCGGTTATGTTTCTTGGGATAATTTCAATCAGTGAGGATTCTTTTATGGAACAACAAAAATTGATGGATGAACTGAATTACCACCGTGCTCAAAAGCTGACTGATGCGTTATACCATTCCGGTTTGATTTCCTTTGAGGAATATGACAAATTAACGCTCAAAAATCGGCATTCTTTCTCTCCGATTTACGTGGACTTATTGCCGAAAACGCTTGCAATTCCGCCGAAAAAGAGGTAATATGGACACGTCAAAAG